CTTTCCGAATTCAGTGACGCTATGAGCGACTGGATTGGGACTGTATTCTCTGATGAAACACTCGAAAAAAATGAAAAAGGAGACAATGGCATGAAAGACGAAAATTTTGACCTGTCCGCTCTGTCGGACGAGGACCAGAAGACCTTTAAGGGACTGCTTGGAAAGGTGAAGCCTGCAGCCAAAAAAGACCCCGCTGACACAAAGAAAGGTGACGCCGCCACGAAAAAGTCTGTTGATTCTCTTCCAGATGACCAGAGCAATCCGAATCCCACCCCTACGACCGCACCTACATCCACACCGGTGCCGACTCAGGCTCAGGCGCCCGCGCCCGCCGCTGATCCTTCTTCTATCGGTTCTGATCCTGCTGTGCAGAAAGCAATCGATCGCATGAATGCGCTGTCCGAACGGATGGAAAAGTCACTCCAGCAGCAGGAAGAAAACGCGATGCAGGACGTTGCAAAGAAGTACACGTTACTCGGCGAAAAGCAGGAAGACCTTGCCAAAACGCTGTGTGCGATGAAGGCTTCCGGCCCCGCCGCTTATGACGCATACGTCGGCGCACTTGATAAAGCGCTTGCCGCTGTTCAGAAGAGCGATTCCAGCCTGTTAGGCGAAATCGGAAAATCCTCTCACCAGTATGATGCGGCGACTGGCTCTGTCCAGAAAGCTCAGGAAATCGCAAAATCCATTCGTACCGATCATCCGGAACTGACGCCGCAGCAGGCCATGGTCCGCGCGTTCGAGGAGCATCCGGAGCTTGAAACCGAATATGAGAAGGATTATGAAGGAGGCAAAGCGTAATGGCAACTTTCACGACTTCCGGTATACAGGAAAGCCTTACGATCACGAAAAAGGCAGCGGCGAATATTGACGATGTTCGCGGACGCGCTTTCACCATCGACAGCAGCGGGAATGCGGCCCTTGCAACCGACGCCAAGAAGCCAATCATCGGCATTGGGCTACTGACGGCGGGCGCAAGCAACTGTATGGACGGCAAGGATGGCGCGGTTACTGCGGGAGACGACGTCGACATTCAGGTAAAGGAAATGGGTTACGGTATGGCTGGCACCGCCATTACGGCAGGCGCGGAACTCACTGTCGACGCCCACGGAAACCTTATTCCGGCAACCGACCCCAGTTTCATCGTGGCTACCGCGCTCGAATCCGCAACATCGGGCGCGTTCGTTTTTGTCCAGATCACCAAATACCGGCTTGCAGCAGTTGTGGCAAACGCCTAATAACAAGGAGGAAATAATCAATGAGTGCAGTAAATGCGGGCTCCATTCAGCTCCAGATTCAGAAGGGGCTCTTTCATCCCAACGTGATTTTGACTAATATGGCAATGGCCTATTTTCAGGCGCAGGATGCCTATGTAGCAAAACAGCTTTTCCCGATCCTGCCAGTGCAGCTTTCCACGGCAGCGTATTATATCTTCGACAAGGGAGACCTGGCGCGTGATAACGTCCAGCGTAAGCCGGCTCTTGGCAGGGTTCAGCCTACGGTAATCAGTAACCATCAGGATACATATTCGGTTGAGGTCGACCAGATCCTCATGGGAATTGACCAGATGGCACAGACCAATATCCAGCGGCAGCCGGTTCCAGGTGCGAGCGATCCCCGCAAGGCTAAAACGCGCACGATTGCGGAGCAGATGAATATTCATCAGGATATTATCTTTGCGGACGGCTTTTTCAAGGCTGGTGTTTGGAAAGATGAATGGACCGGTGGCACGTCATATGCCAAAGAGAGCAGTGGCTTCATTAAATTCTCCGATGCCAACTGCAACCCGATCAAGCTATTCGATGACCTTCGCACCCGTATGAAGAAGAAAGGCCGGCGTGCCCCGAATAAGCTGGGACTTGGTGAGGAAGCATTCAACGCCCTGAAGGAAAACCCGATTATCCTTGATCATGTGAAATACGGCGGCAGCACGGCAAACCCGGCCATTGTCAATGAGACTGTTCTCGCCGAAATGTTCGGGCTGAACAAAGTCGTTGTATTTGGGTCCACCTACAACAAGGCAAATTTCGGTCAGCCTGAAGATATGGAATTCATCTGCTCTCCAGATTCCGCGCTTCTGGTGTACGCGACGGATTCCCCGGCCGTCGACGAACCGTCTGCTGGATACATGTTCACCTGGGACATGCTCGGCGATGGCAACTATATGCCGGTTCTTCAGTATCCGGGCGAAAACGGTTCCCATGCGGAGTTCATCGAAGGATTGATGGGCGTTTCCACCAAGAAGACAGCGGACGATCTCGGGATATTCCTGAAGGGGTGCGTGTAATGTATATCGCCTTGCGTCCCGTGCACATTGCAGGCCACGACTACCGAATCGACGATGAAATCCCCGACGAGTGTGTTACACCTCGTCTGGAAGTAACCGGATTTGTAAAGCACGTTCCAAGCAGCGCTGTATCTGCTCCAATCCTCGAGGGTGACGGAAGTATTTCGACCTTCGTCCTTGAACCGGAGGATGTAAGGTTGGCGCTGATTTTTTTACAGCAGACTCCTACCAATGCGGCGAAGTCGGTGCCGGAAATTGCTTCGGAACCGTTGCTTGAATACCTGAAGCGCATCGACAGCCGTAAGGCGGTTCAGGAAGCGCTCAGCGCGACAGTGGACGGCGGTGAGAAGGATGAAGGAAGTACAGAATAACGCTCTTCCTGACGCACCTGGGGCGACATATTCTTACGATCCGGGTAAATGCCAGGATAAAAGCGTCAATCAGATGCGTTTTGAGCTTGGAGATACCGACATGCGCGGGAAAAGCCGAACGGCGGCACTCTGTAACGAAGAGTATACCGCTATGATAAAGGGCAAAGGGTCGTGGAATCAAGCAAAATTGGCTTGCCTTGAGGCTATTGTGATGAAGCTCTCCTTCGAGGTTAACACTTCGGTTGGAGGGCTTTCTTATTCGCTTTCTGCCCGCGCCGACCGATGGATGCAAATGCGCGACAAGCTGAAGTTGCAACTGGCAGGCGGAATTCCTTGTGGAGACCCCCAGGCCCTGAACAGCCCAGCCTATTTTTATCCCGGTATGCTTTCCAACCGCCGGAAAGGATGATGCCCTTATGTTCTTACACCCCGGTGACGGATGGCAGGAGTTCAACTGCTATTCACCGCAGTACAGCACTACTCCCGGTGGGCGCCCACGTAACAACGGCTTAACGCCATGCGGAACAATTGAAGGCATTATCTCCGATGCTACTCCTTCGGAAATCATTGCATGGAAGCAAAGAGATCACCCGATTACCTGTAAAATCGTGCAGGAGAATCCTGACCGCGTTGCAGAAGCGGATGACGTCCTTGCCATAGAGGCGGAAGGTGCGCGAACGCGTTATTTCTACGTTCAAGGACTACAGAATCCGGGGGACCTTTATCAGTATGTAGTCTATTTTTGTCAGGAAAGGAGGGGCTTGGATGGATGAGGCGGCAGCAAAAATCGAAGAAATCAGCGACAACATAATGAGCCATATCGCGAATCAGATGATCGCTCGCGGTTTTTCGGCGGCTATGGTGCTGTACAACAACACGCAGCTTGTCCTTCGTGGAAGTCGCCATGGCCGAACCTACCTGATTCCGAACACACGCAGGCATTACACCGCCTCTGAACCCGGAGAATCGCCGGCAATTAGAACCGGCGTTTTACGGGAGTCATGGCGGCCTGAAACCCATGCTGAAGGTGTAGGAGATAACTTGGAGGTGCATTCGAACGCGGTTAGTACCTATAAAGTTGGTGGTCGCGTACTAGGCCGTTTGCTTGAAAACGGTTCGCCAGGAGGAAAAATCAAGTCAAGACCTTATATGCAGGCGGTAAAGGATAAGTCGAAGAAACAGATCAATCGCATTTACAGCCGACCGTATTTTTAGGGATTGGAGATACTGTAAATGATTGAAAATCAATTGCTCCAACACCTTATGGCGGATGACGCACTTAGAAAGATGTTGGCGATACACAACGGAAAGCCAGCAGTGTTTGAGCAGGTCGTTCCTCCCGACAATCATGAAGGATGGGACGGGAAGCAGTTCAGTCGTATCGTGTTTGACATCAACACGGAAGAATCACCAACAAGAAAGGCAACCGGGACGCTCAGTGTTGACATCGAATGTACCGATTCAAGCACTCAGTTCGACGAAATATCTCCTGTGCTAAAAGCCGCTATCGACGGCTATTTTTTTGCGTCTGATGAAGGTACTGCCGTCGCGGCCCGGTGGCTGTCTACCGATAATTTCACTACGGATGAAACCCATAAAATCTTCGGATGCACTCAAACTTACGACCTTTATGCATTTCCGGTGCAGACCGTTGGAGACAGTATGGATCCGGTTGCCCTAGTGAATTCCGAAACGAAAAAACTATTGCCGGAATCAAAAATAATCGCCGTTGATGGCCTTGATGATGCATGGGCTCCAACAGACGAGGCTCCAGCCGTTTACTGGCGCTTGTCAGATGTGCGAAGTGACCCGGTTATGTCGAAATACGACAACTGGGCTGTTTCATGGTTTCAGGCAACGCTTCTGGGAC